TACCAGGCATAGGCCGTCGTTCCGCTGTGAGGCCTGGCCTCCTCGTCACCACGCCAGATTGTCAGTCTTTGCGAAAAGACGTGCACCCTGGCTGGCGGATTCTTGCGGAACAAACGCTCAAAACGCTTCTGCCCCTCGAGGAAGCTCAAGCGCAGCAACCAAGCGTGTTTGCGTACATGCAAATAAATCGCATGTTTGATGAACTCCTCGGCGAGCCGGTAAGGCGGATTAGTCACGATGCAGTCGGCTTGGCGCCGCTGCTCAAGCAGGAAATCAATGCCGAAGCTGCCATATCCGTAATCGTTCAGATCCGAGCTGATGACATCATAACAAGCCATGCTAAGGACCTGGCTTATTGCGCCATCCCCAGCTGCCGGCTCCCAAATCACTTCATCGAACTGCTCGTGATCGAGCAGCCTCCTGGTAGCCACCGGAGGCGTGGGATACCAGTCATCCTTCTGCCTACTCATCGCACCTCACAAAACCATCGCCGTTGCAGCTCTGGCACTCCATCTCTCGCTCGTCGAGATAGCCGCCTCGCATGTAGTCAGGGACAGCGACCTCATAGACCGCCCTGCCCTGGCCCTGGCACTCCTGGCACTCCTTGGCCTCCTCCCAGACGCCAGGAATCACCATAACCCTCACCATGAGGCCCTCAGCTGGACGTGCATGTCCAAAGCCTCAGCGACCTGGTCAACCGACCTGGCCAGATACCAATGGCAGCCGGCCTCTTCGAGCTCGTCTCGAATCTGTTTCTGGTTGGCGCTCAGGCTGCCGCCCTTGGGCCGCTTGAGCTCAATGAAGATCGCGCAGCTCACGCCGCCAATGGCCTGGTCGCCCGGCACAAAGATCTCGAGATCCGGCCAGCCAAACCTGGTGCCCAGGCGCTTGAGCTTCTGCTTGAAAGCGACGTGCCTGGTGCCCTCGTTTGGGGAATGATGAAAGACACAGCCTGGCGGCAGAGCCAGCTGCAGCCAGTCAACGACTTGTTTCTGCAGCTCGTCCTCAGTCACGGGCCATGTAGAAGTCATTCGGCATGACCTCGCCCCCCGTGACCTCGATGATCCTTGCCATGTAGGTCCGACCAGGTATCACCTGGCCGTCACTACCAGGGCGGATGCACCACCTGGTCACGTCCTTCGCATGGCTCGCGCCTAACTTCCGAGCGAGCTGAGCCTTCGACCAGCCCTTTTTTAATCGCCATTGCTCAAGTGTCATGGCCGTGTTTGTAACACAGCTTGACAGATTATGCCAATGGGCTTATCTCAATGACAACGGGTTGGCAAACAATGCCAGGAGGTTTAATATGACGACCATGCCGAATAACCTTGATGCAATGATCGCTCGGTCGAGCATGTCGAAAAGAGAAGTGGCGGCCCTAAAAGGCATCACGCCAGAAACCTTGTCGCGTCAACTACACGGCAAAATACAAATGACGCTGCAGGACGCCGAGCGATACGCCAAAATTCTGGATTGCACACCTCAAGACGTTTTATTCCCAACACCGCCAATACCCATCATTGGCTATTGCCACCTTCTTGCTTGTGACCCTAACGATCCGCAGTGCCCACCCAGCGGCTTCGATATAGAACGAAAGATCTCTGTCGGCGATACAATGGGGAAGGTTTATCTCCCAAGTTATCTTGAACAAAATACTGGAGCCATCGTATGGTCCGCCGATAAAGATTATTCTGGTCCACTACAAAGATGGAAAAACGCAATCGAGCTTGTTGAGCGTGATCCAGTCGAAAACCAATATGTGTCTGAATGTGCGATACAGAACTCATGTTATGTTTTGCTCAAAATTCCGTACCAAGAACGTGGCAAAACCCGTCAACTACTTTGTGGCACACTTTATCCAGAGCCAAATAATCTTTTTACGATCCATAATCCTGACACGGGCGCCACGATCAAAGGACAAGAACTCGTCTGGGCAACCGCAACCCTTTCAGCCGCTTTCCGACCAGCAATGAGGGGCGTGGAGGTAATACTAGATAAGTGACTTGACGTAATCTGTCATGATGGCATACGCTCCTTCACGATTTAATCGTGGAGATGAGATATGCTACTTGATACCCCTGAGTGGGCAGCCAGGCATTTTTACTTCTGGCACTCAAACCCTACTCGAGAACGGGCGAAGGCTTTTTTCGACAAAGCGCACGTCCGGCCCCAGGTCAAAAAGGCCTGGGAAGTAGTCCAAAACCCCAACAGCACCCCTGGTCAAAAGGCAAAAGCCTGGAAGACCATCAACCGGCTCAAGACCGGCCGCTCGGCCGCCATGCAGGGCGGCATTGACGCGCAGACCTGTTGTGACGCCATCCTGCTCGAAGGAGCGGATCCAGCTGAGGCCATCGCAAAACAGATTGCCTCCTATCGCGATTACGAGCCCCGTGACTGGGACGATGGATCCGATGCAGCCAGGCACCAGAAGTATATCGAAGAGCTGCCAGCGGTCATTGAACACGCTCTAGCAGGGCTGCGAGAGGCGATGGCTCGGGAGAACCGCATCCTGGGCGAAATCGAGCTGCTCGACATGCTGCCTGGGCTCGCGCTGCCGCACAACACCAGGCCAGATTACAACCGCCGGGGCGATCTCAAGACAAAATGGTCGAGCCTCGACAAGCGAAGCAAGTCTGGCTTCAAAGCAGCCGCGATCCCCAAGTCTCTCACCGGCATGTTTGACATGAAGAACGTCTTCCAGGCGGCCGGCTTCTGGGCGATCAACGGTAGGCAGCCGCCTTTCCTGGTGTACGCCAACGCCTCGAACTATCAGATATTCACGCCTGAAAACTGCGACGAGCTCAAGGATGACTTCCTGGCTGACGTGGTCGAGGAGATCAAGGTCCAGCACCGCTGCACCGAAAACCTCCTGCAAGCCGCCGAGACCAAGGAGCAGCTCCTGGGCATGGTCGCACCTGACTTCAAAAACATCATCTGGAACGAGCCGCCCGGCTACCTGGCCGAGGCGAAGCGCGTATGGGGGTTAGCATGAGACAGAAACTAATCTGGCTGCACGTCGATGACGCCGGCCGTCAGCTGCGTCCTTATTCCAGGCTGCGCGAAGCACTGCGCGTCCTGGGCGTCGTTTTCTTTTCGATCTTTGCCGCGTTCTCACTCTGGTGCTTCGCAGTGCTGGTCACGCTTTTGATGGGAGGCTGAATTGCAGAAAGAAATCACCTGGCCTGGCGATCCTGGGCCGACAGCTCACAGACATGGCCCTGATACCGAGCAGCTCGCGCTCGAGTTTGTGGCCCCCAAGCTAAGTGGACTGAGGCTCAAAGCCCTGCAAAGCCTCGCCTCAGTCCACCCTGGCCTAACTGGTAGTCAGGTTGCCGAAAAGATGGACGCCTGGCTTTACAGCGTCAAGCCCAGGCTGACCGAGCTCGAGCGTATGGGTCTGGTCCGCGACAGCGGCGAGCGCGCCAAGAATGACCGAGGCCGGCAGGAGATCGTCTGGCAGATTACAGGGAGGGGCGAGCAATGGCTAAAATCCCTGAGCAGCTGAAACAGATCTTCCAGGAGCTGCAGCTCGAGCCCCAGGACGCCGTCTGGGACTGCCACGGTACGCCAGTGGTGTTACACAAAGCGCTCGAGCTGGTGGCAGCGCACAAGGGAATTACCTTCGATTCGCCGGTGATGATCGAGGCTGACGCACAGACCAAGTCTGTTGTCATGCTGGTAACCGGCCACCTGGGCGACCAGGTCGAATGGTCTATCGGCGAAGCCACCCCCTACAACAACAAAAACTCATACCCTTTTGCGATGGCTGAGAAGCGCGCGAAAGACCGCGTGATCCTAAAGCTCATCAACATAGCCGGTTATGTTTATTCGGAGGAAGAGGCCGACGATTTCAAAGCATCGCGGCCGCAGCGCGCAGCTGCGCCTGAGCCGGCGCCTGAGCCAGCAGCAGCTGAGCCCGAGCGCGGTCCCTGGGAGACTTGGGCAAACAGCGCCATGAACAAAATCAAGAAGCTGGCCAGCGAGGACGGTGGCGCCTCGAAACTAACGAGCTGGCTCAGCGGCAACATGAAAGACCTGAAAGGTCTCAAGGCTGCCGATCATCT